TCTGCATCACTGAGACCTGCCAATTTGTTTGCAACCATGTTGAGCCTCCATAAGTTGATTAAATGTATTTACAATATTTTAAAAATGTTGTACGCTAACAGGTCTATTTTTTGACTGTGAGAAATGCGCCTTCCGGACTGTGTATTGCTGCTATTAATTCTTCCCACATTTTCGGACTTAGTGCAATAGCTTGCGGTGCGTCATCTTCTTCTTCGAATTGTCTTATGTATACAATATCGTCAAAACTATTGATAATAACATCAGCATAGTTACCGCTATCATCTAATAGTGTGATTGTAATTTCGTCATGATCCATTTCTATTGTAAACATATTACCCTATATTACTAAAATCTAAATAAGTGCTTACTTTTTTATTAGCACTACGTTCAATACCTTTTTCCCATTGTACTGGCGGATTTTCCCATAGGTATTCTTTTTCATAATTACAATTTGTCCATAATGTTTTACCATTGGTTCGACTGCCAAACACTTCACTTTCTAATTGTCCTGCACCCCATTTACATCTTCCAATAATAATCCTAAATCGTTTTGGAAAGTTTTTTTCATTAAGTGTTTGTATCATTTCTTTGTCTCTGGTCATGCACAAATCTTCATTTAATTCAACTGTGCTTGCAAGTTTTATTTCTGAACTGTGTATTACAAATGCACTGTTAATATCAACAGGCCCGCCATAAAAAATAGGTGCATTGATTGCTAGTTGTATACTTTTGCGTAATCTAACTGCAACTCTATTATCTAATTCTTTATTTACAATCCAGCCGTTTGCTCCGTCACCGTCGTGTTGATGTAGATAGATTACACTTTTTTGAAAATTGCTATCCATCAAAGGAGTTAAGCTAACCAACATCTGTTGTTCAAAATTCATTTAGTTTTACCAAAATCTATATCAAAGTCTACACTGCCATATGCTAATTCAAGTGCCAGAGCTTTTATATCATCCATTATAATTTTACAAGCGGCTTGATCATATGTTCCTTGCACTCGATATCGTTCCCTGTGAAGTTCGAGTGCTTTAATTTGTAACACTTGTGCCTTCTGGTATATTGCTTCTACACTGTGACTCATGTTATCCCCCTTACACTTAATTATACACATATTTAACCCTTTGTCAATAAATAGTATTGGAGAGACAACATGGATGCAGAAATAATGACAGCCTCGGGTGTAGGCTTAGAAATCACCAACCTACTAATGCCTTTTATAAGTGCATTGGTACTACTAGTTATAACATTATGGTTTAAAGATTTTGCAACTGGAATTGCAAAAGGTCTTAAATTTAAAATGAACAAATCCTTCAATGAAGGTGATACAGTAATACTAGACGGAAATGATGCATTAATTGTAAAGGTTGGTCTTAGTGAAACTGTATTTGGTGTATACAGCGATAAAGGTTATACTTGGCGTTATGTACCAAATGAACGTATTCCAATGTTAAAATTGGAAAAGGTCATTAACAAAGATCTCCATTTAGATACTGAAGCAGAGAAAGCTGAGAAACTACAATCAATGATTGACCGTACTCAGGATTCTCAAATTGGTGCAAATAAAACTGCTATTGAGGAGATCAAGAATGGCGCTAACAAATAAGTTTAGTTATGAGAATGCACTAGAATGTGCAAACCTAAGTAATCTAGCATACCAAGAAGAAAAAGCATTTAAAAAAGCTGCCTCTGCTATGGGATATAAGAATATCAGATTTTTTAATATCGATGGTGCCCAAGCATATGGTATGAGTAAGAACGATTATGTAGTGTTGGCGTTTAGAGGCACGGAACCCACACAATTCAATGATATCAAAGCAGACCTCAATGCACTGCATGTGCGTAATGAATTAGGTGCAGGCAGAGTGCATAAAGGATTTAAAAGTGAAGTTGACGAACTGTGGGATCAAATTGAAGCATGGTTAGCTAAACGTAAATTTACACAAGTGTACACATGCGGTCACAGTTTAGGTGGAGCTATGAGTACTATTGCTTGTAGTAGATTACCTGAAGGAACAATATGCTATAACTACGGATCACCACGTGTTGGTACTAGAAGTTGGGTTAAAGAGTATAACAGTAAATTTACATGTTATAGATTTGTAAACAACAACGACATTGTACCACGTGTTCCGCCTAGCTTTTTGTTTTATAGACATGCTGGTGAACTACACTATATCAATACATATGGTAACATCAGAAATGCTACTGCTTGGCAAAGATTCAAAGATAGATTCAGAGGATATCGAGCAGCGTTTCGTAAACGTCAGTGGTTTGATAGTATTTTAGATCACAGCATGCCTGGTTATGTTGAACGTATTAGTAAACACACAGACTAGCCTCCGGGCGTAAATCCTTTTGGTCTATACCAAATTTTTTGGTCATGTAACCTGCCAAGAAGATCTTGTATCTCTATCATTTCCGCATGGAGTTGAGTAGATACATCGCCTTGAGCAATGGCCATACCTCTACGGCCAGCCTTTGCTCTTAGTGCTGATTCAATAACTTCAATGTCTCTTACTGTTAATTCAAAGTTGTTGTTGGGTTTCATATAAAAGTATTTCCTTTAAGTAAAGTTAGGGCCACGAGCCCAAACAATTAAACTTTGTCTGTTGCCTTTTGTAATAGGCGTTACTGTGTGTGGCATAAAGCTAGGAAAAAACAATGCACTATTTTTTTTAATTTTTCCTACTTCCCAGCCGTGTTGTTTACTTGCAAAATGAAAATCTCCGCCTTCGTAATCGTCGTTAAGTAATATACTACAACTAATTTTACGAATTGGTCTCCTGTCAGAATATCTTAACATACAATCCACATGCCAGTCAAATTCATCATTTACATCATAACTTAAATGTTGTAAATTCTCTATTACATCAAGTGCAAAATGAAATTTCGCATCATTAACAAATTTAATAGCATTTTCTAAATGTTTGTAGATGTCTTGCATTGGGCCTTTATTTTCAAGCCAAGTTGGTGTGTTTTTTCTAATCTGACAGTCAGCCTGACTGCTGGGATCTGTGTTCTCTACTGCTTGGTTAATAATATCCAATTGTCCTTGACTAAAAATATCTTCAATAATGTAATGCCAAGTTTGATCTATGGGATCTGGATTTCTTAAGAAATGTGTCATAATTCAATGTAACATCCTTTTTATTATGTGTCAACCTACAATCCTAAGCAAGGAATTAGTATACTTTGTTTGCAGTTGTCTGGATAAGCAATTGCTGACCCAAGTATAGGCATCCCTACCATTCCGATAATAATAATTAGAAAAGCCCAGCCTAGGCCTTTGGTTGTGCAATAGTTAGTTTGTTCACTCATTATTAGTGCCTCCATATAATATATATAGCAGGCTTTGAACAAAAATCAAGCCTGCTATTGTAGTTTTTAGTGCGCTAAAACGTAGCAGTCTTAGTGTGTTGGATACATGGTATGCTTGTACTCAGAAATCTTATTAGCTTCTTTAAACATACCTTTGTTGCGCAATTCACGAATTGCCATGCAGTATGAACGATATTCCATTGCTTTCAAAAATCTCTTAAACATCTTTATCTCCAAGCATAAGTGCTTTGGCTTCTTTGTAGTAGCCTTGACGATGTAGTTCAGCGGCAGCCCTGGCTCTACCTGCTGATTCACCAAATGCCCATACGCCCATAGCAAATGCAACGGCGTACTTGTTGAGTGTTTTGATAAATGTTGGTGTTTCTACTGGTGTGTTTCCTACTGCTTCCATTATACCCAACCTCTCAAGTTACGGTTTGCTTGTACAACACTTCTGTTATCGTGAAAGGTTCCATTAGCAATTGAAGTAATATCACTGCGACCAATGCCCACGTCTTTTAACTCAGAGTCTGAAAGTCTTGACAGTTCAATTTTTGTTTTACGTACCAATGCACGTTTTTGTGATTTAATTTTCATGTCATGTACAAGGTCCATTAGTCCTTGTACTGCGTCTGTTAAGATAGTTGATGCTGTTAAAATTGCTTGTGTCATTAGTTGTGTACTCCCATTCGTGGCCCAGCGCCGTTGTGTGTCATCATGTAGTGATAGGCAAACTGCCAATCATTTTTATACTCTGTTTTTGCGTATAGTCGCATGTCATCAGAGTGCTTAGTTTTCCTCGCAAACAAGCTCGCAAGGTTATTGTATAGTATATTAACCATTTTGAATCTCCATATTCAGTTTTGTGGATGCTTGAGGAAAGCAATACCCCAGGTCTTTTCCTGGCGTCATTCGCTTGATATGGCAGTCTGCGCCTGCCCCTCATTTTTTGCAAGCTGAGGACGCTTGTTGTTGTACTTTTATTTATTTTAATATAACACTAAAAACCATGGTTTACTAGTGCTGTATGCGCAAAGACGATATGCGCTTTGCGCAACTGTGCGTATCTGCACATCTCTATTTTAGTTTGAATCCTATACGACCTTTTTGCCCTGTAGCAAAATAAGTCTTGTTAACCAATTGACTGTCACCTGCAAACACTGCTGGAAATTTAGTAAAGTAAGATAACTTTACTGCATCATTCGTTTGTTTACCTTGTGTTACTAATTGTACATATTGGTTATTGTTTAGCGTGGCTAGCATTGCAGATTTAAATTCATCCATACTGTTTACTATGGGAACCATTTGATTAACAATCGCTGTCATAGCATGCCAAAATACTCTATAGTCCGGTCTTTGTAGTGTACCACTTTGTACGCCTTGTTCAGTTGTCATACGTTGCAAACGTTCTGTACCCAAGTCTTGAATACTTTGACTGCGCTTGTCTAAATCATTGAGTGCAACAATGTCTTGCTGATTAATTAATTGTAAACTACGTGCTACTTTTAATGGACCGTTTATTGCGCTTTCTGTTGCCAGTGTCTTGATAATAAGACTACCACGTGGGTACTGCGCTTCAATCTCAGGTGTCATCTGTTTGTATACACCACTAAGACTACTAGCAGCTCCGCCGCTTGTACTAATCTTACTACTGATCTGTACTTGGCGTCCATCTGCTAGTTGTATATAACTGTCAATTAGTTCTTGTGATACGTTTTGTGGGAACATAATTTTTGCCCCTAGGAAGTTATTAACTTCAAATGCTGCAAATAATTTACCTGTGTCGCCTCTAACACTAGCGCCTCCTACTGTACTGGTTAATGCAATAGGTCCCAAATACTCACCTGCATATTTTTGCAGTACATTGAAGTACTTTCCTGCGCCTGGAATATCTTCTGTTCGACCTGTTTTTGCTTGCTCTACAGCAGATTTCATTACTACTGCCAAGTCTTCGTTACCTGTACCTTGTACTAATTGTTCTGTACCTTGTACTACTGAATTAGCTAGTTCATCACGACTGCGATAGTTTTCGTCTGTGATGATATCACTTGGTTTAATTGGAAGGCTTTCTTTTTCAACGCCTGCACTAAACTTGTAACCATTTAGCGTTTTCCATGTACCGTGTACTCCAGCTGCTGGAATACTTTTCAAGTAACGTACCCAATATTGTGGAATGCCATCTTTGTCTGTTACAGTAGCAATTACAGCGGCAAGTGAGCCGCTGTTTGGATTGTTGTCATTAACTTGAGCATATTCGCCAGGAACAGCACCTTCAACTGCACTTAGCATTTCATCCATATCTCTAAATGCATTACCTTCTTTTGGTAATACAAGTATGTCTTGTATGGTTAAAACGTCATTTTCGTCGGTGTTACTGATGTAGGTTTCACCCTGCGTTCTCGCGGTTACACCTCTAGATTCTGATAATAGTTCAAATGCTCTCATACAACTATTTATTAATTTCCAGTCGTTGTTCTTTCATAAGTTTTATTGAATTGATTGTTTACTTTAATAAACGTTGTACATTTGTTGAGTTGTTTGAGACAGTTTGCACCGACGTATGTGAGTGTACTACGTACACCTCCTAGTACATCTTGTAGTGTTACTACAACTGGTCCGCGATACGGTACAAGCACTGTGCGGCCTTCGCTGCTACGATAGTCTTTGAGACCTTCGAAGTGTTTGTTGTTGGCTGTAGCACTACTCATACCGTAGAACTGTACAAATTGTTTTCTTTCAATTACACGTTCGCCGTGTAAATCTTCTAGCTGGTTAGTTTCATAAAACTTTTCAATTACTTCACCACCGCCTTCGTCGTGTCCAGCAAGCATTCCGCCTAGCATTACAAAGTCTGCGCCGGCAGCAAAAGCCTTAGCCACGTCGCCAGGGCAGGTACAGCCGCCATCAGCAATAATATGTCCACCAAGACCATGAGCCGCGTCTGCACATTCGATAACTGCCGAAAGTTGGGGATACCCCACGCCAGTCTGAATGCGAGTAGTGCATACACTACCAGGGCCAATTCCCACTTTAACAATATCTGCACCATTTAGTATTAACTCTTGTGTTTGGTCTGCGGTAACTACATTACCTGCAATGATTACGATAGTAGGGTACAACAGTCTAAACTCAGCAACATATTCAATGAAACGCTGACTGTATCCGTTTGCTACATCTATACATACATATTTTAGTTTATCGCCAACTTGTTTGTATACGTCACTGAATTTCTGTTGATCTGAATCTTTAATACCGATGCTCATAGCAACATGTTCTGTACGTTTGGGCACTTCTCCATTAAAGTAATCTACTAGTGCTTGTACACTGTATGTTTTAACAAGACAAGTAAACACATTAAGTTCGCTTAGTCTATCTGCCATAGCAAATGTTCCAACCCCGTCCATGTTACTAGCCATAATAGGAATGCCTTCGTAATCATAATCGCCGTGTGCTGGATAACCATAAGGCAATTCATTGGAGTTATGTTTGGGATTTCTATAATTTCTAAATGCAAAACTTCGTTGCATTTCTACTTCTTTTCGTGATCCTAGTGTACTACGCTTTGGTCTAATCAAGACATCAGAGTAGTCTAATTTTGTTTCATCTTCTATTCGCATTTAAGCCTCTTCTATGTCAAAACTGAGTGGATATCCGGCTGTTCTGCTGAATAGTAAACTTTCGCTTACTTTTTGTTCAGCAATTTCATAGTAGTATATACCCGCAACACCTTTGCCTTCGTTGTGTACATGTAATGTAACTTCTTCAGCACTACTTTGGTTGTGATTATATACATTTATAAGCAATTCGATAACAAACTCCATGGGTGTGTGGTCATCGTTGTGTAACACGACTTTATACTTACTAGGTCTAGGTGTGTTTAGCCCAATATTATCTATAGTTTGTTCTGTTGATTGTTCCATGCTAATATTTATCGTAAATTGTGGGGGATATTACTCCCCCACTTTTGGTTACTTGATTTGAATAGTGCGTGGTTTCTTCTCGTCTGGAACAATACGCTCTAATTCGATGAATAGCATACCATTTTCCATTCTAGATCCATTTACTACAATGTCGTCGCTAAGTGTAAAGTTGCGTTTGAAATGACGCTGGCTGATGCCTTTGTGTAACCATTCCCATCCGCTAGACTCTACTTCGCCTTCTGGTGTGTGTTCAACTGTAAGTACACCTTCTGCTACAGTAATCTCCAAATCTTCTTTGGCAATACCAGCTAGTGCAATTTCAATTTGAAACTTCTCACCATCACGTACAATGTTGTAGGGTGGATATCCTCCTGTACTATTTTGGTTATGATTTACATATTTGAACATGTCGTCAAATACTCTATCAAAGCCAACTGCATATGGAGTAAGTTTATTGATGTCTAATGTTGTTAATCTATTCATATCCATTCCCCTTACGCTTTCAATGCCGCTGTATAAGCAGTGGTCATTGATTCTGTTGCAGTTGCCCAAGATTTAGCAAACTCTGTGTTTGCGTCAGCCATTGCCCGTAGAGGCGTTGTGTACTGTTCACTTGGATCAATTGTATTGAGGAAAGTTTTTGTTTGTGTGTGGATTTGGTCCACTAGTCCGTTGATGTAATTTGCTTGCATAGTAATCTCCTTTTAAAGCAAGATTGATAATGTAGACCCTATTGGCATCTACATGTTTATTTAGTAATTTAGGGACTAACCGTGGTCCCTAACGTGCGTATTATGGCGCAACCCCTACTACGTTGTTTTTCTTTTATAGTGCCACTATAATTCTTATCTAGTGGGGTCCTTTCTTGTTACAGTTAGGATATAAAGTAACTAAATGTCAAAGCTACTTTGAAATACACACTCACTTGTGCCCTTGTGAGGTCTTGTCCTATGCACAGGAAAGTAGGTGCATCTACTCTGGTGTGTATTTCAAAATACTATGTTAAAGTGATAGGGAGGATTGCAGTCTACCTCCAACAACCTAGTAAGTATTTCATACCTTCAGTTGCGCCTAGTATCAAACAGTTACGTTCGAAATACGTATCTTCATGTCTCCATGCTCATACGCTGCCACTACAGCTACTAGCCAAGTTATCGTCCTTACGAAACGACATTTCCTTGCACTATCTAACCTAGACCGTCGTCTAACTTATGTATTTAATATAGTATGTTTTACTTATGAAGTCAAGAGTTTTTTAACTCTTTTTATCACTTTTTTGTCCAGCTATTTTGTAACCGTTATCAAATTTACTCATTGTATTATAATGAGCTGCCGCAGTCATCCTCTGAGTTTTTTCATCGTAATCTCGCTTTACAAGATCAAGTTTTTCTCTGCGATAAGGTATAAGCCAAACAAACGGATCTCCTCTTTTTAATGTAACAGTAGTACCCAACATGTGTTTTGGAAACACTACAGGAACATTTATTTCATGACTGATGTCTGTGCGTATGCTACCACTAAGTGGTTGTACTTCATTAAAATGATACAGAGGGGAGTGTTGATAACAACTCCATCCTTCGGGTGTTTTGACACGCCAAGGATTTTCAGCTTTTAAACTTAGGCACCATTTATCCTGTTCATGATCTGGTAACCAATTAAGATACTGATCAGGATGATGCCACTCCCATCCATAATTACCAGGAGTAGCTGATTCCCATGTCCAAGACCCATCTTGTTTTATGTGTATTTTAAAGTCGCACCACAATGGAATAATATATCCTTGAGTCATAAACTCTGGAAATATTGGACATTTTCTAATTGTAGGTTTGTTAATATCATTGTCTAAGTTGCGTGGAACATTTTTAAACCATTCAGGGAAAAATTGACTAGCAGGTTGTGGCCACAAGTGGTTTAATCTTTCATCATTTAATGGATCAAACACACTCCAAAACTCAAAGGCTGATTCGTGCGATGGTTGTTTCTTTTTCCAAAACTTCCAGCTCATAGTTTTACCAACTATCTTTGTTTTTTTCTAATTCTTTAAGATGTCGTTTACGTGCTTGTGCTTTTTCACGTTTTTTAATTGCGCTGGGCTTTTCGTAGAATTCTTTTTTACGCATGTCTTTGACCATACCTTCTGCGTTTACTAGTTTCTTAAGTTTTCGTAATGCACGAGCTACGTCATTACCACGTACCTCTACATATAATCCACGTTTTTCGTATGACGGTTTTTTATAATCTTTATTCATTCTTTCCTCGTTAATATGCCTATTAGGCGGTTTCCGTTTAAACTGGGATTAGCGTCCCAGTGACTATTTTCAAGGCTATCTGCAATACGCTCCATAATCCCGAAGCCTTGCTGTTTATTAGCGTTTTCTCTACCTCTGTAGCGTATAACACACTTAACCTTGTTGCCTTTGTCTAAAAATTTATCTATGTTTTTTAGTTTAGTTTCAAAATCGTTGTCGCCAATGCCCAGTTTAAACTGCATTTCTTTAACGACAATTTGACTTTCACGTTGTCGTTTGGCTGCTTCTTTTTCTTTACGTTTTTGTTCGTAAAAGTATTTACCTGCATCTAATAGTTTAGCTATAGGAGGTTCTGCTTTTTCATTTATAACAACAAGATCTTTACCATGATTTTCTGCGAGTTTTACTGCATCGTATCGAGACAATATCTGTTGTTGTCCATCTTCTTTTATAACTCTGAGATTGGAATGCTTGATATCTTTATTAATTAGTTTACGAGTTTCTGCTTGTTTACGCATCGTAATCTAATCCCTCGATTACAAACTCACTATAATCATCTACACTTTCAAAAATTTGTTTACCTATACTATTCAATATTTTCAC